TATGCAAGTTTGCGTTTATAGCAATATGTCCATCTTGGCTGACTTGTAAGTTATAATCTCCGGCTATAGTTGACCTTTGCGTTCCGGCAATTTGAACGTCTTCGTCGGCTCCTATTGCTTTTTGTCTAGCACCACTTACTCTAAGGTCTTGATTAATTCCAACATTTTTTGTGTCGTTATTTGAAATGATAACATCATTGTTTACTCCGACATGAACTTTTTTATCTCTACCTGTTGTTAAATTAAAGTCTCTTCCTGATTTAATATTAATATCTCTATCGGCTGTTATGTTGAGGTCTGTTTCAGTCCTAATGTTTATACTGTCATTGGCGTAAACATCTATCTTACCATTACCTGTAAGTTCAATCCATGCACTACCTTGTGCATTACCTATATAAATTAAATCTTCAGTATTGTGTAATAATATCTGATGTCCAGTTCTAGTTTTTAGTCTAATATGTTCGTTGAAAGGAAGTGTAACATCAGCTTTAGAAACATCTTTGGGTGTACTTTCAACATCATAATATTTCGCACCAGTAGTTGTGGCTGGACCTGATCTTAATAATGTTGGATCACCGTCATCCATTGTAAATGCTGAACCGCCAAGTCTACTTCTAAAATAATCAACTTGCGTTTCCTTTTCTCCATATTTTCCTTTAGGTCTACCATTACGTTTATCTAAAGGTCCTGGTGTATTCCATCCATACACTGTATTAGGTACATCACGTCTAGATGACGTAGATGTTAAACCTCTAATAATATCTGCTTGTAATCCTTGTGTTGCTAAAACTCTAGACATCATAGGATTATGTGGACGAGGAAATTTATCTGGATTAGTTCCTTTACGTGTATCTAACGGTCCTGTTCCTTCGCCTGATAAAATTGCTTTGTTATATTCTCCAGTAGGTAAATCTTTACCTTTAAGATCATCTCCCATATTTTCTTGAACAACATTTACTGCTTTGTCTGTAGGATATCCTCCAGGTACCATATGATTCATGTATTCGTCTTGTATACACCCTATCCAATATCCTTGGTTTGATAATCCTTCTGCAAACATAACCAGCACTTTTGTTCCTGGATCAGGTGGTACTGCCCAAAACCCGTAACTTTGCTGAGTACTATAATAATCGTTATTTTTTTGATTACTAGTTACAGAATTGACTCCGTAAAATGGCATACAGTATCTAACTGTAAATAGTTGTCCTGCTATATCAGCATCGTTGCCACTTAATACGTTTGATAAAATTTGTACACGCAAACTTCCTTGACGTTTATTGTCAAGATGATTTACTACTTCAGCAACATACGGACCGGGAGGTAAAGGTGCGCCGCCAGCTCCAACTGATCTTTTTTCTATATTATGCGAATTTATTTCTGTTTTCATTGTGCATTTCCATCAGGATTACTATTTGATTTTGCATTGTTTGCCCTATTCACTCTTAGGATTGCATCATCATAGGGTGGTGTCTTAGGAGTTGCACCAAATTCACCGCCGGCATCTCCGCCAGCATAATCTGTTGCGGCAATTTCTGCTACAGTTTTAGCTGGTGGTGGTTTTCTCGATTTCCATGCTGTTTGTAATTGTTGTGCTCTTTCATCACTAAATCCTGCCGCAATAATTTCTGCCTTATCAAACGCATCGTTTCCTGATTTAGATGCGATGTTTTGTGCTTGTGCAAATTGATAAACATCTGATTCTTCACCATAGATATCTTTGAGCTTTTTCAATTCTAGCTCTCTTTCTTCTTGAGCTTCGATAGAAATCTTTTGATTAGTTTCCGCTAAGTATCTCTTCTTCCAATTTTGACGTTTCACTAACTCTAACTCTTGTGTAAACATATTACCTTCAAATCTACTTCTTACTATAGTAACAAAATATAATCCATTAAAATTTGATACTCCAACAGCAGGACCATTCATTAAATAACCTCCTGTCTCGTCATCAAGATCAATAGGTGTTTGAAAATTTAAAAGTATATCTACTTTTCCACTCTGATGATCCATTGTTCCATCTTCTTTTACATTAGCATACACACTTTTTTCTGACACATAATTTCCTATTCCGCTATCTGAAATATAAAAAGGATCTCCTAAAATGCGTAAATTGACAGTAACTAAATCAACATCACTTTCAACTAAAGATTCATTAAACATCCTAGCTAATCTTACTTCTGGAGTTTCTGTCATATTTCCTGCGGCTAAAGACTCTCCTGAATTTAAATTTTTTCCTACTTTTGAAGTTTCTCCAAAAGCTTCATGTTCATATCCTGAATTTACACCTCCTGCCATGTTAGCTTTTGTGCCTTCTTTAGTCCCTGCTTGATCACTGGCTCTATTATTTCCTGACCTATTTCCCATATCCATTGCAACTGCTTTATAAAATGCATTGTCAAATTTTATAGAAAACTCTAATACATCTAAATTTTTTCCGGTGTACATATAGTTGTATGCTTTAGGTGCTTGAGCTACTAATTCACCGTAGCCAGGAGGTGGATCGTTAGGCATTTGGAAGAACGATGTATTTACATCATACGGTACTACTCTATATACATAAATTTTAGGCATTCTGCCTATTACAGATTCTGTTTTTTTATCTTGTACAATATAGCAAGAAGATTCAATTCTAAACCAAGTTATCTTACCGCCAGCTTTTAAAAAGTCTTGATCCATTAGCCTTTGACCAAATCTACTTAATAGGACTAATTCTTCAATTACTCTTTGTATTTTTGTTCCTTTTCTAAATTGAATAGTCCTTTGTCTTGGATTGATAGTAGTTCCACCTCTTGAAAAGTTTCTTGTTTCTTCTTCCATAATAAAACTTCCGCCGCTGAAAGGTGAATCACCACTAGCGAGAGGTTCTTCTGGTCTAATTTTTGTGTATCCTATTGAGTTTACTCCATTTGCTTCTGCTGAAATTGCTGTTTTCAAAGTCTCACTTAGGTTACCTCTTTTTACACTAAATCCTAATCTGTTGTTAACAAAACTTTTTTGTTGTTCGCCTATACTACCGCCAATATGATCTGGCACTGCGTTATAGCCAGCCGCTTGTAGATTAGTTCCTGCAGATTCAAATGCTTCACCGTAGTTAATTGTTTTTAAAGTGTAATCACCTGTTAATGCTTGTCCTGTCTCCTTTGTGTCTTTTAATTTGTCAGCAAGTGACGCACTAGAAGTTTCATTAGGAAAGGCAATAATATATTCATCTTGCTCTACTTTGGTTTTTTCGTCTTTTTGACTGTCTAGTAAATGTGTATTAATATGTGTAGTAACACTATTGACTCCAGACTGCATTATTTCTACAAGGTTGTCTCCAGATACTGTAATGTCAACCGGAAGCGATTGTATTTGATCTGAAAAGATACTTTCATTATAAGGTGCAGTAGTTACTGTGTAAATAGAACCTTCAGTATCAACATCAAAAACAATATTAACTAATTTAACAACAAGTTGTTTTTTTGATGCCGCAATAGATGGTCTGGTTCTTTCAACATCTTGGTGTCCTACAAAATTAATTTGAAGCAACCAAGGTGCTTCTAAATAATTATTATAACCTGCGTTCTTAGCGGCTCTATATAAAGTTTCTAAAAATTGACCCATACTATAAGGTTCTCTTACTTGAAAGTCAAGTGAATGAAAATTAGTATGTCTTGTTTTTCTGTTAGGAGCAACAGCTTCTTCTATATTTACAGAATCAATATAATACTCAGCATCAATATTATATTGTTGTTCTGCACTTGTTCGAGGCTTTTGATCAGCTGTGAGACCGCCTGCTGAACGTAATACAAAATGTCCATCTGCTATTCCGTTTTTTCTGTAAGTTCTATCTGGAAAATTTAATTCTTCTGCACTAAGACAACCAAAACTAAAAAGATTATTATATGATGCAAAGTCATGTAATATATTTGGCATTGGTAGTTTTTTATCACTTGCTATATTTTTTGCAATAGTATCTACCATTACATCAGTTTTGCGAACAGTTACTTTCTTACTACTTTCTGTGCGTCCGGCATCTCCAACTGTAGCACTAGTTTTATTTGAATCAGCATTTTCTCCTTCAGGAACAATTTTAACTCCTGAAAAAAACTCATTATTTGAAAATACAGGAGGAATTTTTCCTTCCTTTGCGGCATTGCCGTTAGTTTCATACATATCAGCAAGACCATGTAATCCTGCGGCACGCATAAACCTTATGGCTTCTTTAGGATCGCCTTCTTTTGTTTTGGTTTTTTTTGGTTGTTTAGGCTTTCTAGTACCATACTCGCCTGCACGTTCATTATTTGTAAAGCCGTCTTTTTGAACTACATTATCTTTATGGATTAATGCTTTTCCTGTTAACGGATCTGTACGCCAGGTAGTCATTTAATCTCCTAATATTTCTTTAACACGTTCTGGATCAGGCAAATAAATTTGTGTACCTGGAACCATGTCATATACTGGATCCTCTATAACATCTAAGTTTCGTTGTGCAATAATCCACCAAAGCCTATTGTCACCATACATATCATAAGCTAGTAAATCTGGCCTATGTAAGTATTGAGGTTCAATAGTATATAACGGATCATCACTGTATGCTGGCACAGGTCTGATATCTAATATATCAAGTGTACCTGACTGGGTGTAACCAGTTAGTGTGTATGGGCTACTACTACTCATTAAATGTATCCTCTTCCTAAGTCATCGCCTGTAACAAACTGTCTATAACTAAATTTGTTTTGCTTATCTCTACTGTATATCGGCTGAACTGTAATACTAAACTGTGACTCTGCAGGAGCCCAACCAAATCTTACAGATCCTTGACTACCGTCATCAATAGGACTAATTTCACCTGGTGTAAATCCGCAGTTGACGTAATCAACTTCGTTTGGCATATCAACTGTAAAGTTGTTTATTATAACAGGAACATTATTAAAAACATAATCTCCATAACCATTTAATTTTGCTATAGGCGGTGGTGCTCCTGTACCTCCAGCACCAAAGTCCATTTTCGTCATTGCTCTTAGATAGTGCAAACATGCAGTCCAATATCTAGCTTCTAAACTATTCTGACAATAAAATTGTCCCACTATGGTCATTTGATCCACACTTGAGTTCTGGTATGCAAAAAACGGATAATTATTATGTATAGGTGAAATATTATTATAGTTTGCTGTATGACTTATAATAATTGTAGGTGTATATGGAAAGACCATATGTCCGTCACCTTCTAAACGTAAAGGAGTAAGAAGCCCTGAACCGCTTTGGCCTTTTAATGCTTTTGGAATCGATAATTTGACACGCCAATCTTTTTCTTCTAATGTAGTAGTAAATGAAGCAGACTGTTTTGCTTGGAAATCAGGTCCACCTTTTCCCGGAAGATTTTTGCCTCTCAAATTTGACATTAAATCTTCAGCACCACCTGAAATGCCTTTAAATATGTCTTGTCCTATGTCTTTAGCTTTATCTACTGCATCTGATACAAAACCAGGTATGTTCCCACTAGCAACATTTTGCCCTGGAGCGTTGAAACCGGCTTTTGGTTTCGGCTTTGGAGTGGTTCCTTGCCTTGTTCCTGGACCGTCTTTTCTACCCATAATTATTTGTCTCCTATATACATTATTTAGTTGACTTTATTAACAGAGTAGTTTATAATATAACAAACAAACGGAGAAAATATGAATAAACGTGTAAATTATCTAAACAATAAGGATATATTGAAAGAAATACACAAGTCAAAAGCCACATTCTGTAGCTACACTGACACTGAGTATGGACAATATGATATAATCCTCCCTAGTATTGACAAAATTAATATTAGGACTATTGCAGAAGCAAAACGCAATAAAGCCAAAAGGCTACAACAACAAAACTTTGAACAAGCAAAAGCTGAAGGTAAACGAGTAAAACTAGCAGAATTTGAAATAGATTATAGAAAGATACAAAAAGACGAATTAATTTTTAGAATTATGACTTTTGAACATATTCCTGAAGAACCAGGACGTAAGAAGAATCCTAAGACTCCTGCAGATTATAGAGTCAAACTTAATTTTCCTCCTTTTCAACATTTTAAATTTGATGACGGAGAAGAATTAGTTTGTGTAGGTAAAAGTCATTGGGAAGGTGGAATGGAAAATGGTTACTTTAATAAAGCACACGGTAAAGCCACTAATAAACTTGCCCTTATGTGGATGAAATTGTGTGATCGTTATGCAACAAGAGGAAATGTTCGTGGATACACATATAACGACGAAATGCGAGGACAAGCAATCTTACAGCTTGCTCAAATTGGTTTGCAATTTGATGAATCAAAGTCTAACAATCCGTTCGCTTACTACACTGCGGCGGTTACTAACTCATTTGTAAGAGTGATTAATATTGAAAAACGTAATCAAAATATTAGAGATGATATTTTAGAAATGAACAATATGAATCCAAGTTATACAAGACAAGCATCTACTGAGTGGGATCGTGTTAAAACACAGGCCGCTAAAGCACCTGTGCCAAATCCTTCCAAAAATACTTGACTTATGCCAAAATATAAAGTATAATATACAAAACAGGAGTATGAATGTTTAAAAAAGCGGCGGTGTTTACAGATATTCACCTTGGGTTGAAGTCTAACAGTAGACTACATCTACAAGATTGTGAAGAATTTGTAGATTGGTTTATAGAACAAGCAAAAGCAAACGGTTGTGAAACTGGTATTTTTTGTGGTGACTGGCATCACAATAGAAATACAATTAATGTACAAACACTAGATGCAACTACACGTTGCCTAGAAAAATTAGGTGCGGCATTTGATAAGTTTTACTTCTTTGCAGGTAATCACGATTTATATTACAAAGACAAACGTGACGTTTATAGTGTAGAGTTTGGTAAACACATTCCGGGTATTACATATATAGATGAAATATTTGTAGAAGATGATGTTGCATTAGTTCCTTGGCTAGTTGGAGAAGAGTGGAAGAAGATAAGCAGTATTAAAACAAAATATATGTTTGGTCACTTTGAACTGCCTAGTTTTTATATGAACGCAATGGTGCAAATGCCTGATCATGGTGAGCTTAAAGCTGAACATTTCAAACATCAAGAGTATGTGTTTAGCGGACATTTCCACAAACGTCAAGTACAAGGTGCAGTACACTATATGGGTAATGCATTTCCACACAACTATGCAGATGCATGGGATGATAAACGTGGAATGATGATACTTGATAAAGAAAATAACAAAGAACCCCATTATATTGATTGGCTTGACTGTCCTAAGTATAGAACAGTAAAACTTTCAAGATTGTTAGATGAAAAAGATACACTACTAAAAAATAAAATGTATTTGAGAGTAACACTTGACTTACCTATTAGCTATGAAGAAGCAAGTTTTATTAAAGAAACATTTATTAATGAATATGACTGTAGAGAAATTACATTAATTCCTAGTCAACAAGATGAAGAAATACACACTGATATAGATATAAGCACTTTTGAAAGTGTGGATGAAATTGTAACAAAAGAAATAACTGCATTAGACACAGAAAACTATGATAAAAAGTTGCTATTAGGAATATATGACGAACTATGATTAAAATTAAGAGCTTAACTGTTAAAAACTTTATGAGTGTGGGTAATCAAACCCAAGCAGTTGATTTTTACAAACAACAACTTACACTTGTACTAGGAGAGAATCTTGACCAAGGCGGTGACGACAGCGGATCACGTAATGGTACAGGTAAAACTACTATTGTAAACGCACTAAGTTATGCCCTTTACGGGCTTGCTTTAACAAATATTAAACGCAATAATTTAATTAACAAAACTAACAACAAAGGTATGTTGGTTACTTTATCTTTTGAGAAGGACGGTAGAGAATATAAAATTGAAAGAGGTCGCGGTCCTAATATTCTTAAGTTTTATGTAGACGGACAAGAACAAGAAATGACAGACGAGTCGCAAGGCGATTCACGAAAAACACAAGAAGACATTATACATCTATTAGGTATGTCACATAATATGTTTAAACATATTGTTGCACTAAACACATACACAGAACCGTTTTTAAGTATGCGAGTAAATGATCAAAAGGATATTATTGAACAGTTACTTGGTATTACTATCCTAAGTGAAAAAGCAGAAGTACTTAAAGAAAAAGTAAGACAAACTAAAGAAGCAATTACAGACGAAACAGCTCGTATTAATGCTATTGAAACTAGTAATACACGTATTGGCGAAACTGTACGTAGTTTGCAAACAAAACAAAGTGCTTGGAATACAAAACAAAAAGAAGATATTGTTAAGTTAGAGAAGTCTATCGACGAACTAGAACACTTAGATGTAGAAGATGAGCTAGAAAAACACGATAAATTATCTACTTGGGAAGAAAAAAATAATGCTATTTTGGCTCTTAAAAAGGAATTAAGCACATTAGAGCCTGCACTAGTACGTGCAGACAGAAGTGTTGAAAAAGCACAAAAAGACGCTGAAAATTTAGATCAAGGAACTTGTCATACATGTGGACAAGAACTACATGACGAGAAAAAAGAAGAACTAGAAGCTAGTAAGAATAAAGAACTTGAAGATGCTATAGCATATCAAAAAGAAGTAGGAGACAAAGTTGTTGATGTTACACAAACACTTAATGACATTGGTGATATCAATGGGAAACCTACAACATTCTATGAATCAATCAAAGAAGTATATGATCACAAACAAAATGTAGCACAATTACAAGAAGCACTTACTCGCTCAAAGGACGAAGTAGATCCATACAAAGAACAAATTGATGAATTGAATACTACTGCTATACAAGAGATAGATTGGAACACTGTAAACAATTTAACAAGTCTAAAAGAACACCAAGACTTTATGTTGAAACTACTTACTAACAAAGATAGTTTTATACGTAAGAAAATTATTGATCAGAATTTAGCATATCTAAACAATAGACTTACTCACTATCTTGACAAATTAGGATTACCGCATAGTGTTATATTCCAAAATGACCTGTCAGTTGAAATTACACAACTAGGACAAGATTTAGACTTTGATAATTTAAGTAGAGGTGAGCGTAATAGACTTATCCTTGGTATGAGCTTTGCCTTCCGAGATGTTTGGGAAAGTTTATATCAGAATATCAACTTACTGTTTATTGATGAGTTGATTGATAGTGGTATGGATACTAGTGGAGTTGAAAACTCTCTAGCTGTACTTAAAAAGTTGGGTAGAGAAAGACAGAAGAATGTTTATCTTATATCCCATAAAGATGAACTAGTAGGAAGAGTAACACATGTTCTCAAAGTGATTAAGGAAAATGGCTTTACATCATATGAGAACGATGTAGAAATACACAATGAATGACGATACACACGATAAATTGACCAAGGCATATATGGCATACTTTAAGGCAAACGAGAAATTTGAGGCTCGTAATTCAGTACGAACGCATAGAGAAAGCAGAAAATGGTTACGTGAGATACGTAGCCTAGCTAAACAGCGTATGGACGAGATACACGACAAACATAATTCCAAGAAAGAGACCCCAGACACATAGGCAACGGTAAGTACCAATATGCAATGGACTTATCAAGGTGAAAATGTAGAAGAAATACCTAACGGTGTAGAAGCATTTGTCTACTTGATAACAAATAAAGTCAATGGCATGAAGTACGTAGGCAAAAAACTAGCAAAATTTAAGACAACTAAGCCACCGCTAAAAGGCAAGAAAAACAAAAGACGTGGAACAAAAGAATCAGACTGGAAAGATTACTGGGGATCTAGTGATAGACTACAAGCTGATGTTACACAATTAGGCGAAGACAAATTTACAAGAGAAATATTACATTACTGTCCAAGCAGAGGCATTGCAAGTTACTTAGAGGCTAGAGAACAATTTGAACGCAGAGTACTAGAAACTGATGATTACTATAATGGTATTATCAATGTACGAGTAGGCGGTTCAAAAATTCTAAAAGAACACTTAAAAACACTATAGGCAATATACGGATACTGTTTGATCGAGATAGCTCGATCCGCTTTGAGGACATGGACACCCATGTTCAGAATCTAGCGAATCCACTAGGCTGAATGCTACAAAAACCCCACGCACTAGGAACGAAGCGGGGGATAGCGAAGAAATCCGCGAAGCGGTAAAGCGGTTTTGCAAATTTTTTCGTGATGTCGACGTAGGTTGGGAAAGGTCAGAGCCCAAGTAGCATAGTCAAACACCTACTTCCGAATCTCGGCTGTGACGAACTCACATGAAGACCAAGATTAGATGGAACCAGCGATTAGGTTCCGTCTGACTGAAACAATCTACATGAAGCAATTACAATGTTACTACGTAACATTGCTTTAATTCATATAATTACTTCTATCACAAACGAAGTGTTAAGTTTGAGCGTAAGCGAAAAACTAAATGAGCTTTAGCTCATTTCTAATTGCTTTTATAAACAATCCACAACAGTACTACAGTTAATATAATAAAGTATAATAATGGATCACACATCTGATGATTATTTAGTGTAATTCTGGATCTCTTCCAAAGCCTGGTTTAACGTTACTAATTTGGATAGATTCGTATCTAAATTCTGTATGTGGCTGTTGCTGACGCATTGCCTCTATATACTGCAATGCTTCTTCAACGCTGTTTAGGATTTCGACTTCGTTATTATCGTTGTCAATGATTCTATATCGTGTGATCATATAAGATATTTAATGTGTAATTATCGTTTAAAAAGTATAAATATAATTAATCGGGAGCTAAACTATGAAAGTATACGACATTTTAACAGAATCACAAAAAACAAAACAAAAGGTTGATGAATTCAACCCAGTTACAAGCACAATGGCCGCTTTTGGTAATAAAGCCGCAAAAGTAGAACTTGAAATCAACAAAGAAGTCAAAAGTATATACAAAGACTATGTTGCTGTAAGCAAACAAGATCCTAAGAAACAAGGAATGAATGTTGACAGTTTATCTAGATTTTTAGCCGCAAAAGGATTTGCAAATAGCCCCCAAGAAGTTATCAACTACATAAAACAAGATACAAGTTTAATGAAAAAATTAGGCAAAGCCGCTGTATCAGGAGCAAAATCTGCTGTAGCAGGAACTAAGTCTGCTGTTAAAGGAGCTAAAACTGGTGCTGGCGCAGTTATAGATGCAGGCAAGAAAATTAAAAAGGCAATGTCTAAGCCATCAGGACTTACACCTGACCCACGTCAAGGCGAATTAGATCTAAAAAATAGCATGTTTAGTGAATCAGTATTGTTAGAACAACAAATGTCAGGTTCAGAAGTTCAAAAAGTAATCAAACGTTTTGTACAGCAAGGCTTTCAAAAACAATTAGGTTCAAGAGTAGGCAAAAGTGCTTACGGTGATGATGCTACAGGCAATGAGAAACCTAGTGCATCTACTAAAACTATGATGCCAGATGATGAAATACAAAATGCTATTTCAGTATTACAAGCTAATGGTTTCAAAATAAACACTAAGAAGAAAACTGTTTCAGCTTAATTCTACCAAAACGGTTGTTTTATTTGTTTAGCAGTTTCTAAATTTTCTTTTATAATTTGATTGAGAATTTCTCTATCTTCTATACACAAGTCAAAACATTGAGAGATTGATATTCCACCCCTGAACCACCATACTAGTTTGTATAAGGATGATTTTAATTCTTTGACCTCTCCTTCAAGAACCTTAACCTCGGCGAGGATTTTCTCGAGGCTCCATGTTAAGATTCTTATCCGAAAAAATTTGATTGATCAAACTGTATCGGAACGCTGTATTGTGCAGGTGCGCCAGCTTTGATTTCTTCTTCAGTTGCTGTTACATCTAGAGGTGCTTGAGTAAACTTATCTTTTTGTGCTTTGATATGATCCTCAATAGCGTTATATACTGTAGCGTCACAGTTTTCTAGAAACTCTCTAATATATTTTGCATTAACTACAGCTTCATCAGAATCATCTGGCTGTATTGCAACCACACTGTTAATAACAACATTAAGATTAATTTCTGTAAGTTTCTTAAAACTTGCTTGAAATCTTTCTAATTTAACCTTATCGTCAATAGAGTCATTATTAACAATAGCAAAAATACGTTGTTCTTCAAATGCTTTGATTGATTGTTCAGTCATTGATTTATAGTCTACAGGTTTGATCTGTATTTTAAATCCTGGAATCTGAAATGTTTCTTCGTACTCAGCTTGTTGATATCTATCGTAAAGCGATTGTAAATCTAAAGCAAAGTCTTTAGTTACAGGTGGTTCAGTATTAGGAACTGTAGCACTCATGTCAATTGAGTTTCCAAAACTAGCCATTCTAATTGCAATTAAAATTGCATCTGTATCAATAGAAGGCATTTTCCAAGCGTCTTTGACGTTTGGTATACAACTTTGAATAACATCAACAGTTGCTTGTCCATTTAATAACGCATCAGGCGTTTTAAATGTAATTTCGTCTTTGGCTGTCATTGCATATACAGGATATTCGCCAGTTTCAGTTTTTTCTAAACTTTTACCAGCCCAATAATTTCCTTCACTAGGCAATTTGATGTAGATTTTAGGTTGTCGTAAGTGTTTAACAAGCGGATTTCCCTTAGGTTGTACTATCGGCACTCCACTAGGTTGTGCTTGTTGTTGCTGACCTGCTCCTTGCATCTGAGCCATTTGCTCTTGCATTTGTTTCATTTGCTCCTGAGTAGGCATATTATTATCTACCATGTTTATTTCTCCTGCTAAATACTATTGTAGCATAGCACTATTATTTATAGCTATGCATTATATGAGTACTTAATAATGGCCGTTGTAAAAATTGATATTCCAGGTATAGGAGAGGTAACTGCCCAAAATGCGGCTAGTGAACGTACCTTACTGGAAATTTTAAAGACACTGAACGTCGGAAATAGTGCTTTTGATAGAAAAGCAAATAGCGGTGGAGGAGGAGGTTCGAGTAATCCTGCGTCTAAAGCACAAGAACTTTTAACAAAAAACACTAAAAAATCCTATACAGGTTTAGGCATACTAGCAAATATAGCAGGAAAAGTGCTTGGAGGAGCATTTAATCTATTAGCGTCTACTGTAATGGCTTCTGTTGGATCATTCCTAAATTTAGGCAAGGAATTACTTGTTGGAGGAAATAGACTTACAGATTTTGCACAACATCTTCCTATACCTTTTTTAAGTACATTTACACAACTGTTAGATAATCAAATAGATCAGTTTAGAGAATTAAGCCAAGCAGGAGCAGGCTTTGGAAATAGTATAATTGATATATCAAGAGTAGCGGCGCAAGCGGCTATGCCACAAGCTGAATTTCTAAGTATGGTACGTGAAAATTCAGAAGAATTAAAACGTTTTGGGTCAACTACACAAAATGGTGCTAGACTATTTGCTGACATGTCGAAAAGAATGAGACAAAGTCAAATGGGTATTAACCTAATGAACCTAGGTTTTACTGCTGGTGAATTAAATGAAAATATGATAGCTTTCTCTGAAATTACACAGATGGCAGGTACAAGACAAAATTTGACAACAAATCAATTGATACAAGGTTCTATGCAATATTCAGACACACTAGATAGCTTATCTAGAATGACAGGTAAACACAGAGATCTAATTGCACAACAAGTTAAAGATATGATGAGCGATGCTGATATGCAAAGAGCTGTACAAATGTATGGCGAAGAATTTGCGGCTTCACTAGCGTCACTACCTGCAGGTACAGATGCTTTACAACAATCTATTTTAGATATGGTAGACGGTATTCCGCATGATGATGTTACTAAAGGATTCTTGCAAGTATCTAAAACTTTCCAAGATGGCGCAGATAAATTTGGAGAAATGTCATTAGAAGATAAAAATGCATTTTTAGCAAAGGTATCTGCAGAGACTACAGCTTATGTTGATACATTAAGCGTTGAACAACAACAGTCTTTAAAACGTAGTAATACTATTATGGCTGGTGTAGTAGAAGCAAGTGCAGGACTAAGAAAAGTTACAGAAGCAGATTTAGAGTCGATTAAAAAAGAAAAAGCTAAACAAGATGAGATCACTAAAAAACTTACAGGGTTTGAACAGACAATACAAAACATTAGAGACAAAATTAAATTAGCATTAATAGACAGCGGAATATTTGAGAAAATTACTGATGCGATTTCAAAATTTGTTCCAAGTGCAGAGGAAGCAAACACAATGTTTGACACTGCTACAAAGTACTTCAATGAAAATATTTTGCCAAGTTTAAAAAGTATATATGATTGGTTTACAGTAGAAGGTGAAACAGGAACTACGGGAATTAAAAGTTTCTTAGACTGGTTTGAACTCACAGCATTACCAGCCGCTAAAAAAGCATTTAAATATCTTACAAATTTATCTACCGAAGATGGCAGAAAACAATTAAAGCAAGATATAGTCGATGGTGTAAAATCTATGGCTAGCGGCTTAATGGACAGTGTTATTGCTTGGATGACTGATCCTGAGACTATTGTGAAAACACTTACTAACGCATTATTATTGTTAAGTCCTGGAGGTTTGATGATGACTGCGGTAAAACTAATTATTGCAGGAATTGTAAATCTGATTAGCTGGGATGATATAAAAGCAGGCTGGGATGCTTGGGAGCCTACAAGCGAAATTGGACAAGGTATAAAAAACATGGTTACTAAAGCGGTAGAATGGATTGGCGATACATTCTCTTGGACAGCTATAAAAAAGAAAATTGGAGGATTTTTACCTGATAACAAATTAGGTAATTGGGCAAGAGAGAAATTAGGTATAGGAAATGATACTGACGAAGTAGCTTTAGCTGATACTAAGGATAATAAAAAAACAACTACAGCTGAAAATCCAAAAGCAGAAGAAGTAGCGAAAGCAGAAGAAACTGTTGCTAAGACAGAAGCAGAAAAACAAAAATTGGCCAACTTAGATAAATCCACTTCAGATTCAGATAATCAGCTTGCGATGTTAAATACTAGCATGCAACAGCTCATTGATTTAACTAAAAAGAATACAACAGCCGTAAAAAATCTTAACGGCAACATAATGGCTGGATAAGGAACACAATATGAGTTGGAAAAGATATTTTACACCAGTCGAAGGAGAAGCAGGCTCTAGAAGTCCGCTTAGTGCAGGTTCAGGCTCACAGCCAGGACCAGCAAGAACAAATTATTCAAGTTTTCTTCCTGATGTTTACACAGGCGCTCCTAATAGAGTAGAGCGTTACGGACAATATAATGTAATGGATCAAGATAGTGAGGTAAATGCCGCACTTGATATCCTAGCTGAATTTTGTTCGCAACAAAATCCTATTAACAAAACAAGTTTTAGTATAGACTTTAAAAAGATGGCTACTAATTCTGAAGTAAAAGTTTTAGAGCAATACTTACAGCAATGGACTAAATTAAATGACTTTGGTACACGCATGTTCAAAATTGTGCGTAACGTTTTTAAGTTTGGTGACAGTTTCTTTATAAGAGATCCAGAAACAAAAAAATGGCATCATGTTGATCCTGCAAAAGTTTCAAGTATTATTGTTAATGAATCTGAAGGTAAAAAGCCAGAACAATATATTGTAAAAGATATTAATTTAAATTTTGTAGACAGTGTTGCAACAACACCTTATACTACAAACGGTAATGCAACAGGCGGTGGCGATGGCTACTTAACTGGCGGTGTTCGTGGTATGGTTGGGAATACACAAACGTCTGGTTCAAGCTCAGGACGTTTTGGACATGATAAAACTAAAGAACATGCTATTAGTGCAGAACACATGGTACATTTAAGTTTAAGTGAAGGCTTAGACAACAATGCACCTTTTGGTAATTCACTATTAGAAGGTATATTTAAAGTATACAAGCAAAAAGAATTACTTGAAGACGCTATTATTATTTACAGAACACAAAGAGCTCCAGAGCGTAGAGTATTTTATGTTGATGTTGGTAACATGCCAAGTCACTTAGCTATGCAATTTGTTGAGCGAGTAAAAACAGAAATACACCAAAGACGTATTCCTAGTAAAACAGGTGGTGGCACAAGTGTTATTGATAGTGCTTACAATCCATTATCAACTAACGAAGATTATTTCTTTCCGCAAACAGCAGAGGGACGTGGATCTAAAGTTGAAACACTACCTGGTGGTACTAACTTAGGTGAGATTGATGACTTGAAATACTTTACAAACAAACTAGTAAGAGGTTTACGTATTCCAAGTTCATACTTGCCAGCCGCGGCACAAGATGAAGGTCAAAGTTCATTTAATGACGGCAGAGTGGGTACTGCATATATACAAGAACTACGCTTTAATAAGTATTGCGAACGTTTACAAAATTTAGTTGCTGAAATATTCAACCAAGAGTTTAAAAGATATCTAATAGAAAAAGGTATTAATGTTGATATTGCAATGTTTGATTTATTATTTCAACCACCACAAAACTTTGCAAGTTATAGACAAAGTGAATTAGATAATCAACGTATTGGTACTTTTGCACAGATACAAGCTATTCCATTTATCAGTAATAGATATGCAATGAAACGTTTCTTAGGAATGAGTGATTCAGAAGTAGCAGAAAACGAACGCTATTGGAGAGAAGAAAACGACGAAACTTTAGGCCAACCACCAACAGATGCTAGTGCAGAAATGCGTGGTGCTGGAATAAGTGGAGCAGGCATTGAAGCTGACTTAGGTGCAGAAGCAGATGTAGCACCAGAAGGTGAAGAAGGATTTGCAACAGGAGAAACTGAAGGAGTAGATTCTGTAACTACATCAGATCCTGCAGGAGCATCATCAACAGGTGGAGAGACGCCGGAGGCATAAATACTAACATGATACTTAGAGAATTATTTTATTTTGACAAAGAAACTATTGATCCTATTGAGGACAAGCGTTATGATGCAACAGATGACAAAAGCATTGTAAATCGTGATGATACCCGTAAGACAAGATTAACATTACGTCAAATAAACAAAGCTCGCAAGGCATCTGAATTACATCAAGAAGAAAAAGTAAAAGAACTAGATTTCGTACGTCAAATGTACGGTATTCAAGCACAACCTCAAGTATAGGATTTTTCTAAATGACTGTAGCTTTTGTTATAGGTAATGGCACGAGTCGTAAAGACATAGACTTATATCCCCTTAAAAATTACGGAAAGATTTATGCATGTAATGCAATGTTCAGACACTTCGAACCTGACTACTTAGTTGCTGTCGATGTAAAGATGATTCTTGAAATAAATCAACAAAAATGGCAAATGGAACATGAAGTCTGGACAAATCCAAATAAGCAGTATAATGGCATGCAAGGATTTAGATATTTTCAGCCTAGTAAAGGCTGGAGTAGTGGTCCTACAGCATTATGGCTAGCAAGTACACATGCACATGACACAATTTATATACTAGGATTCGATTTTCAAGGCGAAATAGACCAACATGGGAATAGATCTAAGGTAAATAACTTGTACGCAGGTACGCACAATTATAAGAAACAAGGTGATCCTGCAACATATTTTGGTAATTGGGAGAGACAAACAGCTTCAACGTGCGATGCTCATCAAGGTAAACGCTTTATAAGAATAGTAGCAGACAATGATGACTTTGTACCTAAACAGTTAAAGAAATGTACGAATTTATCTCACATAACAGTCAGTGAGTTTAAAAGATATTATGATTTTTAGACGGTTTGTGACAAAACGAGCTCGTTTTGACGCCGTTATCCGTGTATTTTTAAATCATAGTGTAAATAATACTAGACAGCCTTACAACTTAATTAAAACTATAGGAGAAAACAATGGCAGACAATAAATTAGAGCAAATGCTCGAAAAACTTGTCAATAACGATCGTGCTGGCGCAGATGAACTGTTCCACGAATTTGTAATTGAGAAGTCACGTGGTATCTATGAAAAGATGCTAGAAAATGATTTAGAAGATCTTGAAGTCGACGAAGCAAAAGACGAAGAAGTAGATGAAGCGTCAAAAGACGAAGAAGTAGATGAAGCTACAGATGAAGAAGTAGATGAGTCTTCAGACGACGAAGAGACTAACGAAGCAACAGACGAAGAAGTTGACGAAGCCTCTGATGAAGAAGTAGATGAAGCATCAGACGAAGAAGTTGACGAAAATTTCGGAGAAATTACACCAGAAGCTGACCCAATGGGTGGCGACGCGGCTGACGATATGATGGCAGACATCAAAGCAGACAGCGACGAAGGTGATATGGACGACATGGGCGGCGACGATGAAGAAGAAATCGAAGACCGTGTAGTTGATCTAGAAGATGCTCTTGATGACCTAAAAGCTGAATTTGAAAAAATGATGGCTGGCGACAAAGGTGACGATGAAGGCGACGAAGATGCCGCTGACATGGACATGGATGACGAAGGTGATGAAGACAAGGAAGAGGCATTTGATGTCGCTCCCGAACTTAGCGTAGAAGACGAAGCACCAGCTTTCGAAGGCACTAAAACTTCTGGAGAGCAAATGAG